GTTTCAACTGAATACATTGCATCGGGAGGTAATCTATCAACCAATCCAGCATTCACATTTGGATTTGCAACTGGTGAAAAGAACGGTATTGCAATCGCTTCTTACGCTGCGTATTTCATGCCTAACCTAGTAATCTTCGAAGCAGGTAAAAATAAATCTATTCCACCTGCGGCATTCGTTGCAAACACTTACATGAAGAAATACTCTGGTGGAAATACCTTCTCTATCGTAGCAGGTAAGAGAGGTATTATTACTGAAGGTGAAGTTGTCGGAGTTGAATACGATCTAACTAATGCGGATCGCGATTATCTTGAACCAGTAGGTTTCAACTTGATCGTAAGACGTAGAGGTTTTGGAATCATGATCTTCTCAAACAACACAGGTTACCAAAGAGTAAGATCTGCTCTAAATAACATTCACGTAAGAGAGGCGCTAGTTACAATCGAAAGAGACATCGAAAGAATCTTATTGAACTACTTGTTTGAATTTAACGATACGACAACTCGACTAAGAGTTAAGACTCTAGTTAAGAACTACTTAACTGCAGTTCAGGACGCTAGAGGAATTTCAACGTTTGATGTTATCTTTGATGATTCAAATAACGGAACAGAAGTTCTTGAAAATAATGCAGGTATCATTGATATTATTGTTGACTTCCCAAGAGGAATTCACAAATTCATCAATCGAATCACTATCACTCGTGCTGGTGGCCAGCTTGCTTCAAACTCTACCGGATTTACTCCTTCTTTCTAAAAGAAAGTCAATACAAAAAGAAAGGACCCCATTGGGGTCCTTTTTTATTTAGGGCCGACCGGAGTCAGATTCCACCACTCGGTTTAAGTCCGAGAACTTTAGTCGTTAGCCTCAGAGTTCATCATTTCTTCAACGACTCTGATTGTATCAGTCGCGTCGTTATGAAGAATTCCTGTTCCGCCAGCCTTTGTCCATTTCTCCAGTTTTTTCGAAAAATCGTCTATTAGAACTGGGTGCTTTTTCAAAAGATCCTCAGCTGGTTTAACGTAATCATGTTTGTGATTCGCCAGGATAAACCTGGTCTCAGCTGAAAAATTATTAGGATCAGTAACTGGGTCTTGGTCTATTCCCAAATGCTGCTTTACCCATTTAGATTTTCCTGTGAAACAGCCCGGATGTCTGCTCGGAGCCGAAAGAATTATTGGATCGTACTGTTTGATGTAGTCCCAAAGTTCGCGGCCGTCTTTCATCCACTGAAGATTCGTCCAAAAAGATTCGCCTAAGGCGTCAATCATTGGCCAAATTGAATCCTTTCCATGTTTCGCCTCGTACTCCTTTGGAGTTAGTCCCTCCTTGTTATTAGGTAGGGCAATAAAACCTCGGTCGAAATCGACAAGAACTCCGTCTAGATCACAAAAAAGTCGGTACTTTCCAGATGATTCAGAGCTCTCAGCGATAAATTCTGTAAATTTTTTAAGCATTTTCTTTAAGTTCAAATTGAGTGTCTTGATCCTTATTGATTATGGCTAAGAGATCATTTGCCATTATTAAGTGATAGTCTGAGCCATCCCATTTGACATCAAGGCCCGCGTATCTTTGATAGAGTATTCTATCGCCAACTTTCACTGGGCATTTAGAATTTTCTGACACTAGATGTCCTAGTGCAATCACCTTTCCGGTGTTAGGTCTTTTTCTTGCATCAACCGGAAGAATTATACCGGTCTCAGTCTTTACTTCAACGCTGTCAGGTAAAACAAGGACTCGTTCAAATAATGGAATAAATCCAGTCTGTATTTCTGTGCTCATTAGTGCTTATAGTTTTTTTTAAATTTGTAGTAGTTAAACTTTCGTCTAGAAGAAAGATCAACGTTCTGTCTGATAGATTCAACGATTTCTTGTGGAAATAAAGTTGTGCTTAACCTGACAAGTGTCTTATTGCGATTAATGTTATTCTCGATCGTCTGCCATTCACCCAGGTCCTTTATCTTTAGAGTTTCACATGTTACTTCACGTAATAGATCCATGAAGACCTGGTTGCCCGAATCAATATAGGATTTCACGTCCTTCCAATCTATTGATGTCTTAACGTGCTCAATGATTTTAGCAAGCTTAGAAGGAGTCATTTTTGGATGAACTCTTGGAATATTATCAGAAGCATCGCCGGCGAGACACTTAGTTAAAATGTCTAGGGCCGGATCGACTGTCAGGTGTTTGTAATCCTTTTTAGTTAGATCGCTTATGATATTGGTGATTGCTGAATTGTCAATCGAGTCGATATTAAAGTTAAACAGATCAACTTCAGGTTCAGAAATTTGGCCAAAGTCCTCAGTTGTATAAATCTTCTTGTACTTGGTCATTTGTTTTGGCATCATTAGAATGATCTTACGCTTGCTGCTTTCAAGAAGCTGGGTTAGATCCTTATCGACTGACCAAATACAGATGTCCTCCGGTAGATTTTCACAAATGTAGGCAATTAAATCGTCACCTTCTGCACCAGGAACTCGGCTAACGACAACGCCGTATTCTTCCGAGATTGTGTTTAGAATTTCAGATTGAAAGTACTCAAAGAACAAATAAATTTTATCATCGTACTTACGTTGACCCTTGTATGAGAAGTCGCCTTCACCATGAGTTTCAAAGTGTTCCTTAATGTATTTCTTTCTCCAGCTCTTTGAGTCGAACACGAAAAAGACTGAGCTAATATTGTCTTTAAAGGGAGCAAGGATACTTCCGAAATAATTTATTGAAAAATTTCGAAAAGTATCCTTACTCGCCTGTTTGAGAATGAACTTATCATCGCTTAATAGATCAGAAACGTAGTACTTTTCGCCCACTCGCTTATCATTAGCTAAGATGTTCTTTGCTATGCTAACTGCAACGTTTAAAAAAGCATTTCCGTCTATTACTAAGTTCATGATATTATTCTCCTTCTTGTTGTTCTTGAGGTTGAGGTTTGCTGATCTTTCTAATTGCTTTCGCTACGAGCTCAGCCTCCTCTAGGTTAAATATACCCTTTGCTTGGCAGTGATTAGCCGCTGAGATTAACACAATTAGTGCATGCTCAGTAGTCAAGCCGTCCAAGAATTTTTCGTAATCCTCTTGATTCGTGTAGGAAATCGACGAAAGCAGAGTTGCAATCGGTGCACCTTGGTCGGCTGGCATCTCTTGAGACACTTCAGCAGCCTTTTCGTTTTTAGTTTTGTTTGACATTACTATTATGATTTTTTATAGACTATTAAAAAGTTCGTCTAGATCATCTGCCGCCTTTGCAGAAGGTTTAGCGTTTGAAGCTGGTGCAGCTGGAGGAGCAGCAGGAGAATCATTCATTCCAAAATCATCTTCTAAATCGATTGACATTGACGAGCTTGCTGATTTAGCCGGAGCCGGAGTTTCAAAGTCTAAAGACTCACCAAGTGGGGCTTGAGAACGATTGATTGCTTTAGAGTTAGTGAAGTGTTTCTTCATTCTCTCATCCTTAGTATTGGCAACCAAATTATCAATGATTTGCTTGTAAGGAACGATTGCTTTGATGTACTCAGCAACCTTTTCGTATTCATGATCTGTCCAGTCTTGATAGAAGTACTGGCTCATATCAGGCGATTGTTTCTTAAAGTACTCGCTAACGAACTGCATGACCTTTGGATCAGTAGATGCTGCGATTTCTTTACCTGCATGAGAGATGATTAGCGGACTAACCTCATTCATGAATTTACTAGAACTAAAATCTCTCCAAGCTTTAGTCTTACGCTTGATAACTAGAACAAAGTCCTTACCTTGAGTAAGTGAGAATGGATTGATTTTTTGAGTTGTTACTAACTCGGATTCTGGATTGATTTCTTGCTGAATCAAGTTATCAATTGTGTAACCGTACGAGTACACCTTGATTTGACCCTCTAAGTTAGGAAACTGTGGGTCCTTTTTAATGTAAACGCATGAGTAATAGTTGTAATAACGATTGAAGTACTTTTGAATCTCCTCAACGATTTGAGGTTCTTCGTTTTTCAAGCGTTTCAACTCAAGATCAAGAGTCCAAAGAATTGACGATGCTCCAGTGGTTGACGGACAGTCAACGTAAAGTTTTTCGTTTGTCAAAGGATTAATGAGCTTTGCCGCGTATTTTTTATAACGGCTTTTCGATGGATCGGTTACCCAAGGAATGAAACGAACTACTGATTTGTAGATTCCGTTCTGGCCTTGGTCTGGACCCGGGTTGTACATGTTCTCGTCAATTTTACGAGAAGCGGATGATGATTTGTTAGAGAAATCATCGAGATTGAGATTGAAT